TTTGATAATACGGGCCGCTGCCGCTCCAAGTGGAGCTAATGGAAACGGTTTGTGTCGTGATTTTCGGCTGGTAATCGGCGGTTCCTGTCGCCCTTGTGCCGTCTGCCTTGTAAAACTGCTTTCCGGCAACAACGGAGCTTTCGTCGGCGGTAGTGTCCGAAATATCCATGATTGTGTTTCCGAAAAACGCTACCTTGTTAACCGCCATCTAATCACGCTCCAATCGTTACGGTCTGCCCTCCTGCGGGGTTATCGGCATAAGCAATCGGCACTCCGTTTACGACTACCTCAGAAAGGAAGTCATAGCCATCATCGGGGAGGACGCTAAACTGTGCTTTGGCCGGGGTTACGGTCTTTTTCTGGCCCTTGGTCAACTCACCGGCGTAATCACCGGTTACGCCAAGGATGGACACACCGGATTTAATGTTACCGGCAATGATTTTTGCGGCTTCGGTGCTGTCGATGGAAGCAGAGCCGGAGCCATCGTGATAACCGGCAGGGATTGCTACCGGGGATTTGTCAACGATGGAGAGGGTTACAGCGCCCTTGTTCGGCATAGAGCCGGTTACTTTAGCGCCGTCCACATAGGCGGTTTTGCTATTAAGGATTTCCGCAGCGGTAGCGGTTGCATCGGAAGTATCGGCATCATACGGACAAGTGCCGGTAATGGGAGCGCCTGTCTTGTCGTGTGCTGTCTTGCCTTTAAGCAGGCTTGCAGCATCAACTGTATCGCCGGTCAAATCCATGAGGGTTTCGCCATAAAAGATTATTTTGGAATTGTACTTAGTGTCAGCCATTTTTAGCCTCCTATAGTTACAGTCTTGCCCCCGGAGGGGTTATCTACGATTTGTTTTGGCACCGCCATAAAGGTCATGTTATCTTTCAACATTTTTTCCTTTGTCAACAGCAGTTGGTCGGTAACAGAAGGGGTAACCGTGTACTCGCCCTTATAGACTTCCGCCGCTACGCCAACCACGCTGCCGAATGTAATTGCAAAAGTAGATGTCGGAGATGCAAAAGCGGTTTGAAACTGGTTTTCAGAGGATTGGAATGTAGTCTGAAAAATCATTTTGTATCACCGCCCGCGATATCATCCAAAAGGCCATCTTTAAGGACATCTGCTACAGATACATTGAGGATATTGGAGTTAAGCCGCGCATTGCCAATACCAACCCGCAGCTGTATTTGCACCTGCGGGTTTGGTTTGAAAAGTGAAGTTTCCTCCTCTGTAAGAGTACAGGAAACGGTTTTATCTCCCAGCGTGCAATCCTCAAGGTCTTTTACAAGTACGACATTGCCGCCCTGCTTGTAGATAACGGCCATCATTGAGATGGTGCCGGTATCAAACGGGACGGTAAAAATGTGGGTTGGGGTTGTGTATCTTCCGACGAGGCTCACCCTTTCACCACCTCCGAAATCGCTACCTGTAAGGTAATATCCGCGGTCGGCTTGTCGCCCAAGGCATAGGCCGTAATAGTGCCGTTGTCGTTCGCTACATAGATAGCGCCGGTTCCGCTATCAACCATGGTGTTGTAGGCGGCGGTGTCGATCTGGATATCCACCTTGCTATTGGAAGTAGTCCCAAGGCCGGTTACCGTCTGGCTGTAGGGGCTTTCGGAGCCGAGCCAAGATGCCGCAGGAAGCGAAAGCTGCTTAATAACAACCGCCCGGTTTATCTTGTACTCCATCTTTCCGATGGCCTGCGTTACCGTGTCTGTTGCGGTTACATTCTGCCGGGAGGTTGCCTGCTTGTAGCCGGGGATTTTGATTTGGCTGCCGGTGTAATCGCCGGTTTGCGGTGTCACCGCTCCGGTGCGGCCGTTAAAGCTCGCAACAGTACCGGGGCTGATGGTGTGCGCTACATACTGCAAATCGGAGATCATTGTGGGCTGGGCTGTGTAAGTGGCTATCGGCAGCTGGTACACAGTACCGCTTGCATTGATATCCTCCTGCACCAGCGCCGGAAGCGGATCGGCTGCCTGCGTCACAAAAGAAATCGGTGCTTCGGTGTTTGCCATGTCAATTTGGATAAGCAATCGACCGGGGACAGAGCCGCTGGTCGGAAGCGTTGCATTGATCGTTTGGGCTTCCACAACAAAGTTTCGGCCGAGGATTATACCACGGCCATCGGAAACATTGATGATGTTACCGCCCTGTGTAGTTACCTCAACGCCCGTAAAGATGCCGCTGTCGTTGATAATGTGGTTGTACAGATACGCATCATCCGTTGGAGTTACGATAGATGCGTTATACTGGAGCAGCGTTATCATGCGTTTGCCCTCCTTTCAAGGATTAAAATTTTGGTAAGGTCGGCACGGACAACGCCGAAGGTCATTTTTGTAACATCCTGCGACCTTGCATAGCCGGTAAGGATAGATTTGTAACTACTGTCGCCATCAATGACCAAAACCTCTGTGCCAATAGCCATAGAAGTATCAAGCACGCCACAGTCGTTTCTTGCCGTCAATTCAATCATGTTGTCATACTTTTGCGGACTTAACGCTTCGTAAGCCTTTTTGTATGCAGCAGATTCAAAATTGTTATCCGTTTCTAAAAACTGCGCCGCAAAAAACACAGGTGTAATTCTGTCCGTGTTGTTTGTGTCGACCTTTCCGTCTGGGTGCAGATAGTAGGTTATGCGCTGCGTCTCATCGGACTTGTTGTAGATGGTCACCTTGTTCAGCTGGCCTGTACTGTCACCGATGATGATGTTTTTATCCACGATGGCCTGTAGGTTTGTTTCGATTACCGCCGTTTCGCTAACCTTACCAACCTTAACGGAGATAGTCTTTTTCTGCGGGTCAAAGCTCATGTTGACCGCCACGCCGTAAGCCGTCAGCGATTTCGTGATGATTTCGTAAAAGCTGTGGATGTTGTCCTTTAGGTTGAGCGCCCCGGCCGTTTCGGAGGTCGTTTCCACCGTCATACCGGATATGTTTTGCAAAGCATCTCCCGAAGAAACAAAGTTATCTCGGATGATCGAAGCAATAAAAGGCTCGATCTTTGCAGAGGTCGTGCGGTCGAAATATACCTCCGTGTCAAAAAGCGACATCAGCGGCTGCGCCGATATCGTTACGCCCGTTTTATCGGTTTCAACATCATCAACAATCCCCTGATAAGCTATATTCCCGTTTTGGTCTGTAACGCTTATAAAGTCGCCCTTTTTTGCATCCAGCTTTACAGCCCGGAGAGTAGTTTTTTCTACGGTCAGGTAGTCAAACTGTATCTCCGGGCTTTCAATCGGAGCAAAACTTCGGAATGTGAAATCCCTTGCGAATACTTCGCACTTAAACAGAGTATGCAAGTTTCTCCACCTCCACATATGCTACGATATCCGACGTGCCGTCGTGCGAAAAGGTCAAAGTGCTTTCTCCTGGCGGAGCATAGATAAATCTTCCGGTCGAAAAGTCGCTGGACTGGTACAGGTTTTGGATGTATGTCCCGTCGAGCGCATACTCTGCGATTTCCATTGTAGCAGGGTCAGCATCAACAACGAGTTTGTGCCCAGCAGGGATTGTTGCGGTTACTTTTCCGACCGCTACACGGGTACCGGCCTTGATAAGCGCCCAAGCAGGATTGACGACCGGGCCGAAGATTTGCAACTTGCACGGTGATGCCAAATCCCCGTTTCTTATTTTCGCAGTTCCTGTTGCTGTTTCTGCGTAATAATAAGGATAAGTATAGCTATACCTTTTAATCCCTTGGTCTGGCGCTTGACTTTGCGTTACATTAACAGCTTCATGCCAAGTCCCGAAGCAGAGGAATGTAATCGGTACTGCCAAATAGCCGGATTTCAGCTCCGACTTATCCGCAGACTGCACTTCGCACTTGATTTTGTACCATGTGTCCAGCGGGGAATACATCAGGTAAAGCGGGCCTTTTGTCACGAACGAAATAAACGCCTGATACCGGGAATAGTCGAAGAATATCATTTCGCCTGTCACGGCATACTGGTTAAGGAATTCATCCGATACCAGCCATGCGCTTCCGGCTTGGATGGTAGAGTAGGTTTTGCCAAATCCTAATCCACCCGGCGCATTGAAGTACGCCGTTTTGTCCATCAAATCCCATTCGGCTCCGACACCGTTCTTGAGCTTAAATTTTCTCATCAGTAAGCCCTCCCAAGCGCACGGTTGACCGCCTGTACCAAGTTCCTTGCGGCAGCTTCACCGGCTGCGTTATCGTAGCCGTTAAATGTATTGTTCATTTCGATGGTGATGCCGCCACGGTCGTTTCCGTTCAGCGGCATAACATGGGCACGGCCACCGGACATGGTAAGCAGCTCCGGCCCGGCTTCGCCGACGATGGCGCTGCCGGAGGACAAAACTCCGCCCTTGGCAAGATAAGCAATTTTCCCGATGGTCGGAATATTAAATCCGAGGGACTTACCGCCCAAAACAGGAACCCAGTCAGGGACATCAAAGTGGATCTTATTCAGACCGTTTATCATCCAGTTGATTGCGTCAATGACCATGTTGATTAGTGCAATGATGCCGTTAATGGGCGCTTTTGCAATGTCAACAAGCGCCGTAAAGATTCCCTTAAAGATTTCCTGCACACCTTTCCATGCTCTTTCCCAATCTCCAGTAAAAACGCCACGAACAAAATCGATAATACCGTCAAAAACGGCCTTTATGGAATCCCAAATGGATTTTACTGTTGAGAAGAAGAAATTTAAGATTTCCCCCAATACTCCAAACGATTCCGACCAATCCGTCGTAAATACGCCCTGCAAGAAATCATCCACACGCTGGAGGATGGCCTGTATCTCGTCGCCCTTTGTTGCAATCAGCGCAACAAGTCCTACAATGGCGGAAATAATCAGAACTATCGGGTTGGCTATCAAAAAGTTAACAGCTGTCGTTATGCCCGTTACAATTCCAGGGATTACAGTTCCCGTTATAAATGTGAACGCAGATGACACAGCGCTCATAACGGCTGGGATAGCTGTTTCTGTAATAAAACCTATTGCCGCCCCAATTCCGCTTGAAATTCCCTCTACAACGGTTGTAATAATCGGCCCCATTTTAGTTGCCGCTTCAATAAGGGCAGGTATTACCGTGCCTGTCAGCTTGCTCATCGCTCCGGCTATGCCTGATATGATTCCAGCAACAGGAGAGATTGCCGCAATAAGGCCGCCGACAATAAGGATTGTTTTCTTTACACCATCGTCGAGGTTTGAAAACCAATCGATTGCATTTTGAAGCCCTGCGACGATTTTATTGATAATCGGCAGCAGGATATCACCGATGGAAATCGCCAAGTTATTGAGCCCGTTTCGGAGTATTTTCATCTGACTTTCGGTGGTTGCGTATCTTTTGCTTGCCTCGTTGGAGAGGGCAATATTTTCGTCCCATGCAGTATTTGCGGTTGTAACAGCATCGTCCAATACATCGGACGCAAGGGCTAACGCACGAAGCATATTTGACTGGCGAATCCCGGAGAGCCCCAATTCATCCAATACGGAGATTGTGTCCTCTCCATTTTCGTTCATCTTCCCAAGCCCGCCGATGAAAGCACTGATTGCGTCTATCGGTTCATTGCCCCACATATCTGCGAATTCAGAAGCAGATACACCAGCGATCTTTGCGAATGTCTCAAGATCATCACCGCCAGCAGACACAGCCTTGCTTATTGCGGTCATTGTTTGGGTCATTGCCGTACCGCCTGCCTCTGCGTTGATGCCAACCGAGGACATTGCGGTAGACAATGCAAGGATATCCTGTTCGGACAACCCGGCAACTGTACCAGCAGACGCAAGGCGTGTAGCCATCTCAACAATATCGCGCTCTGTTGTGGCAAAGTTATTGCCAAGGTCAACGATGGTACTGCCGAGTTTGGAGTATTCATCAGCGGTCGTTCCGGTAATGTTGGCAAATTTGGCAAGTGCAGAGGCAGCTTCATCAGCGGAAAGGTTGGTTGCTTCACCCAAGTCAATCATAACGCGGGTAAAGTCAAGTACATCATCGGTGGCAATACCCAACTGTCCAGCAGCTT